GTAACACGTTTCCGCCACGGCTAGTGGGCCGTATCCCCGAACTGGTACGGTAAATCCCCCGTGTTGCCTCCAGTCACAGTCAGAACCGTCGCATCTGGATTTGATCTGGCTGCGTCAATATACGCTCGCCGCTTCAAAATATTTTTGCTAATTCTATCCACGTTCGTTGAAAGCGTGGCGATCCAGCGTTTACACATGTACAAGAAACCGCTCATTATCAATGTCAGGAACTGAACAGCCCCACTCCACCTCATCAAACCGCATGGGTCGGTCTTTTCTGCTTCCTCCGTTCCATTACACGCCCTCTCCACATACTGTGTTATTGGTGGCGTTTGTATCATAGCCATCAAGAAGGTCGATGTTAGCATTAACGTTATAAAGGTGTACGAAATGAACTTCAACACCGCACGTCTCTTCTCACACTTTTGCTTCTCCCTCTCCATGTCATCTAACACTCTATTATATATCTGAACTTTAATAGTGCGCACCATTGGGCTATCTGCAGCTGATTCGGCAACTGAGGCAAACATTGCTTTTTCACGTTTATCACACTCATCCGCTCCTGTTGTACTAGTTATATTTTTATCCAATATATTTAGAGCTAAGTCTTTCATCCCGTCTACACTATCGATTTTAAGATTATTCCAAGTCATAACAGGCGGCATCGGAGCCGTCGGCGGGTACACCATTAGCGCACGCTCCTCTGGGTTGTTTACCACGGTTCTCGAAAGTACTGGATACATGGCGCAGAAACTTAAC